AGTATCGATATCAGCTCTAACAACATATGCTCTGCTGCTAACTCCTAGCAAACTGTAGGCTGCTTGAAGACCATATTCATTTAACTCATCACCATGCAATGGATTTTTATTTGCATCAGTATAGAAATGCGGTACGCCAAACGTATCGGCTAAATCACGTTGTCCGGTCATTAACCATATTTTGCCAGCATTGGCTGCGGTTGTACCTTGTGCTATTGTTCCGCTTGCGTTTGTTTTGTCTTGTGCAGATGTTACAAATATCAAAGGCACAGTGCCTGGTGAAGATGGAGTATAAAAACTCTCATCGATTACTTGTACTTGTACGCCTGGTGAATTCAAGTTTGCCATATGTAATATCTCCTAATTGGATTACTTGAATTATTTAGTCAGTATTTGAAAAAACATGGGGTTAAATAATACTGAAAAGGGAACTAAAAAGGGCGCAAATGAGAAATTTATGTAAAGAATGTGGGCGACGACCTGTTGCTATAAACTACCACAAGGAAGGGAGAATCTTCTACAGATCAAAATGTGACCACTGTGCTAATGGTCGTAAAGATGGTATCCCTCTATGGGAAAAAGCAGGATATAGTAAAAAACTAATATGTGATAAATGTGGTTTTACATCTAAGTATTCTGAACAATTTAATGTATTTTATATTGACGGAAATGTAACAAATTGTAGATATACTAATTTGAAAACTGTATGCGCCAATTGCCAACGCATATTACACAAACTCAAGTTGCCTTGGAAACAGGGAGATCTTCGACCAGATTTTTAATTTGTTCAAATAATGAATCAATGGTAGTATCATTAAACACCGTATGGTTGATATTACCACCCACCCAAGAATATTCGCTGGCATGAATTTTTGCTCTTTCTAATTTCATACCACTAAGAGCCCATGTTGTATTGCCATTGGGACCACGATTAAATGACTCGGCTGCTGGAAACCAATCCGGATCTTCGCCTCGTTTAATTCTTACAACAATACCGCCTGCATTATGAATTGCATTAATTTCATTGGGGAAACGTACATCACTGATAACAATATCGTCATTAGTGGATAATAATTTATGCTCTAAGCTAGCAATCCATATTTCATCGTTAAACCCTTTGCGGCAAACTTCTGTACCCCAATATTGTAATATCCAGCGCGGTGTTAAATTAGGCATGTCTAACCGCTTTGCCCACCATGTATCTATTTGCTCACGCCATTCGCGAGCTTCCTTTGTACGACCTTCAAGTAGTGTTCTGTCCCAACCAAACACAGCCGATACGGCATCTTTTAATGTACCAGCAAAGCTATCCCTTCTAAAGCCGTGAAAATTAACTAGATAATCAGCGGCTGTGTCTTTTCCAGAGCCAATTAAACCTACAAAACCTATGATCATAAAATCCTCGTGTGATATTATAATTTATTACAATTACGTTAATATGTCAATATTTTGTTAGCCAATTACAAAAGTAAGTGGGGTACCACCGTCTTTATAATTAATTAGATCAAGTTCTAATGTTTCTATTTCTGCCTTACCTTCACCTTTAAGTGCTGCACCATTAAGTTGAGTACCACCTTGTGGGCTTGCAATGGTTCCAAACTTTTCACGGGCTTCGCCGAGCATAAGTTTAGCGGTTGCTAATGAATAATCTTTTAACCATTGCCCTGCAAACTGATCTTGCATTAAATTAAAATCCGGACGATAGTTATATAGCCATAACATAACTTCTTCTTCGGCTCTAGGACGCTGCATGATTGTAAGTTTTTTAGTAGTTTTATTAAATGTAAAATTAATCTCACTACCAAACATTTTACCCACTAATTTTTGATAACTAGCAAACGCATAATATGTTGCTAAACCGCCCATATTTGTACTTGTTAGCAAATAGGTATTAGAATAGGCTAGGTTAAATGGTTCATACAATGTTCCACCTTGGCCGCCTCCTGTTCTACTACCAATACTACGACGGAAGATCTGACGAACATTAGTTACTTCTTGGGGAAGTGTGTATTCGTTTTGATCTAATTCTAATGTTAAAAATCCAAAACTTTCTTCTGCTGCATTGCTGCTACGTTGGCGGAATTTAGCCAACGCCCTATCAATGGCAGTATTGTAATGTATAGGGTCAAGTTCAACATCAATCATGCCAGAACCTAGCATTGTTTTAACGTATTCTACTATTTTTTGGCGTTCATTTTCGTTTTCGGTCATACTGATATTTAGCCATAAATACAATACTATGCCAAGACTTTCAATGTACCGGCCTGAAAAGGGCAACGATTTTAAATTCTTAGATCGAGTGATCAACGAAGAATTCCAAGTGGGCGGAACTGATGTATTTGTACATAAGTATCTCGGTCCTATGAATCCAGAAGATGGAAACAGCACTCCTGCTGTTCCTAATAATTTAAATCCAATTCCTGAATTAGGAATACAAGATTTGTTGTTCATGGAGAATAGAGATCGTCATTATTCTCCCGATGTATATGTTATCCGTGGAATATATACAATGCAAGATTTAGATTTTAATTTAAGTCAATTTGGATTATTTTTAAGTAATGACAACATTATGATTAATTTTCATCTACGTAGTAGTTTTGATGCGTTAGGTAGAAAAATCATGGCAGGCGATGTTATAGAATTGCCGCATCAAAAAGATGAATATGCACTTGACGATAGCATAGTAGCATTGAAAAGATTTTATGTGATATCAGAAGTTACTCGCCCTGCTAGTGGGTATAGTCAAACATGGTATCCACATCTAGTAAGAGCTAAATGTTCGCCACTAGTTGATAGTCAAGAATTTAAAGAAATACTTGATGCTGATAGTGGTGCAGAAGATGGTAGCACACTAAGAGATTTATTATCTTCATTTAAGAAAAATATAGAAATTAATAATCAAATTTTAGAGCAAGCTCAAGCAGATGTTGAAGCAAGCGGATATAAAACTGAACAATTTTATGTTGTTCCGGCAAATACATCAACAAATATTTCGAGTACAAGAGGATTAGCAACACCAGCCGACGCTTCTATAGAAAATATAGATGCTAGTTCTGAGGTACTTGATGCTAGTGCAGTATTAGCTACTCCAACTGAAAATTACTATATAGGATACTTAACAGGTGACGGCATACCTCCTAATGGAATTCCCTATAGTTTTGGTATTACATTTCCTAGTGGTGCAATTGAAGGTCAGTTTTTCTTAAGGACTGATTATTTGCCCAACAGATTGTTTAGATATGACGGACATCATTGGATTAAATATGAAGATGATGTAAGAATGACTACAAGTACATTAGGTTCATCACAGACAGATAATCCATTGCTGGTAAGAAGAAAACTTAAAGCAAGTTTCATTAATAATACAAATACAGCCACTGTTGCAGGAGAAGTTGTTGTAGAAAAACAAGCACTCAGTCAAGTGCTAAAACCAAGAGCAGATAATTAATATGGACTATTTTTATGACGGGCAGGTGCGTAGATACCTTGCACAATTTATTCAGATTTTGAGCAACTTTGCTTATAAGGATGCTAAAGGAAATCTAGTACAAGTTCCTGTAAGATACGGAGACATGACTAGACAGGTTGGGCAAATTCTAAGAAAAAATAGTGAGAATACTATCCCTAGTGCTCCGTTTATTTCATGCTATATAAAAGAGTTGGATTTTGATCGAGATCGTATGCAAGATCCGACATTTATTAGTACAATAAACATAAAAGAACGTGCATTTGACGAAAATAATAATCAATATTTAAATACACAGGGCAGCAATTATACCATTGAACGTATAATGCCTAGTCCTTTTAAAATGATATTATCGGCAGATATTTGGTCATCAAATACTGATCAAAAATTACAAATATGGGAACAGTTGATTGTTTTCTTCAATCCTAGTTTTGAAATACAAACCACAGATAACTATGTAGATTGGACTAGTCTTAGTGTAGTTACTTTAGATTCTATTGATTGGTCTAGTAGGCAAGTACCACAAGGTGTAACTGAAGATATAGATATAATGACTATAACATTTCATACACCGGTATGGATCACACCTCCTGCTAAAGTTAAAAAATTAGGAGTAATTACTAAAATTATATCTAATATATTTTCTGAAACTGCACAAGGAACTATTGCTTCTCAATATAATATAAGCGGTGCTGCTGATGTTTTTTCAGGTACTAATCCGGATACCACAGTCGTAGTAACTCCAGGTAATTATAGTTTGTTAGTTTTAAATGGTACTGCAAAATTAATAAAACCTAGTAATGGAGAAAGTATAGATATAATGTCTCCTAAAAACGTAGCATCTTGGCATACAATATTAGATTTATATCCTGGAAAATTTAGAGCAGGGTTAAGTCAAATAAGGTTTTCTCAGGCTAACGGGTATGAAGTTATTGCTGACTGTATGTTAGATCCTAGTGACGATCTTAATATGAAATTAAATATTCATCCTGAGAGCCCCGGTGTTCCTAGTAATACTATTATCGAAGGTAGAGGAACAGTCGATGCTGTAATAAATCCAGAAATATTTAACCCTACAGGTATAGTATCTAATACAAGATATTTAATATTGGAAGATATTAATAACAATTCATATTATTGTCAACCCGATTATCAAGGACCAGATGCATGGAAAAATACAGACGGTAGTAATTTTCAGGCATTTGCCAATGATATAATTGAATGGGACGGCTCTGCATGGCGTGTTGTTTTCAGTTCAGGATTGCATAAAGATGTAATCTATATAACTAATGCATATACAAATACTCAATACAAATGGGAAAATGGTTCCTGGAGTAAAACGTATGAAGGGATATACGAACCTATATTATGGCGACTAATACTATAAATCAAATTGTTTGCAGTGGTGGACTATTTTTAGCTAAAGATACAAAACGCTTTTTATTGCTATCTAGAACACAGGCTAAAACAGCAGGTACTTGGGGATTTGTTGGTGGCAAACAAGAGCCAGATGACGGGACGCCATTTGATGCCCTTAAAAGAGAAATTGAAGAAGAAGTAGGTAAAACGCCCACTATTAGAAAAGTAATTCCGTTAGAATTGTTTGTAAGTAACGATCAAAATTTTCAATATAATACCTATGTATTGGTTATTGATAAAGAATTTATCCCAATATTAAACGAAGAACATGCGGGCTATGCTTGGTCAAATTATGATCAATGGCCTAAACCTTTGCATAGGGGTGTGAGAAATTCTTTTAGTAATAAAATTATTCAGGCTAAACTTGAACTACTACTGGATTTACTATAACAAATCAGGACCAAATGCCCATGTACCTAGATGGCGCATTTCCTGACTTAGCACAGTATCAATTTTAATTGTACGTCCTGTACCTGCAATCTTTTGGCATAGTACCATATCTTCTCCTAGGAAGTCATTTGACTGCGGGCTCCATTGAAAATCAAACCAGGGTTTAGGTAACTCTGCAAATATATCAGATTTCATTAACATGCACCCCATACCTACACCCTCAACAGGGACAAGATCGTCATATATATCAAAGTCTAAAGGATGTTCCCAATCACCGATTGTTTCATAGGCAACTCCTTTGGCAGGCAGTTGGCGTCTTATATAGTTTGCTGCCACAATATCTTCGTTATGAGATAATAATCTTACAGCAGTGGTAGAGGGAAATACCATATCACTATCCAACCATAAAATATTTTCTGCTCCTGATTCAAGAGCCAGTGTGGCTAATCTTTCTCTTTGTGTAAGTAGTATGGTACTAGCATCCATAAAAACATGAGTGTCTATGCTATTCATAGTGTTGAATTTAACTAGTTCAACTAAACTCATAGCGTGGGCAGAATGTAATGTATCTCTACATGGAATACATATTGCTAATTTACCCTTTTTACTCGACCATTGACTTGTTGAAAATACTGATTTCTTTTTCATGCGCCTGCAACATCTTTACTAAGTGTTTCACCTTTGATAACTAAACTTTGAATAGAGTTAATTAAATCTTGGGTGCGTTTAGCACATAGTATAAAGTCATTAGGACTAAGTTTGCAAGCGGTATTCATGGTTTCAAAACTTAATTTTCCACCAGTTATTACTTCAATGGCACTAATTTTTGCCAATTCTTCAATAAATGCGTCTTTAGCATCTTCTTCTGAAATATTAATAATATCTGAGATGTCGCTTTCATCCATTTCATCGAGCAATTCTAATAAAATGTTTAATTCGTTTTGTTGAACTAATGTAGGCTGTTTAATGAATTGTAATTCTTGTATTCTTTTTAAGAATGCTACTAATACATTTGGATTAGATAAACGATCACACCATGTAATAGTATCCAATTCCCATTTACTTGGTCCTAACTTAATGTTAGGCAATATATTGTTGATTTGATCTTGTTTCATAATATTTAATTAACTTGAATTAGGTCCTAATTTACCACCAAACGTTGCTGAGAATTTAATTGGCGTCCCTGCAGTTTGACCAATACCATAAGTAGCATTATTACCCAATACCGCACTAAGTTTAATATTCTGGCCACCACCCGGGGCATTACCTGTAGAGCCCGGAGTATATCCCACTCCGGCTACACCGCCGACACCACCTGGAGGTGCAAATGCTTGATTGACTTTTCCAAATGATATTGCACTCCCCGTCGCTGGTAATGGTATTAGGTTTGTTGCCATGATAATATTGTTTGGCGTTCTATTTAGTGAGCATATAATTCAATAGATACATAAATTGAATTAATATAATGCATTCCAAACGCTACCGTCAAAAAATACAGGATATGGATTACCTGTTGTTTTTCCGGCAGGATCCCAATTTGTCACATCTGCAACGGCAAACATTCCCACGGTGGCTGTTGTAGGAGTTGATGTAGTAACAGTTAAAGATAAAATATTACCTATAAATGCATTTCCATTTACTCCTAATCCGCCAACAATTGTAACAGCACCCGAGGTAGTAGATGTTGATTCTTCTCCTAATCCTAATTCTGTATTTGCATTTATTGTAGCAGATCCCTGACCGTTATAATAAAATACACTGCCTAAATTTACTTGATTATCAACCCCATCAACAATAAGACTTCCGTTAATTGAAACAATATTATTACCGTGTGTTAAATTAACCGCTCCTTTTCCTGCAAAAAAATTAAAAGAACCAGTTGTAAAATACTTTGCAATTTGATCTCCAAAAAAGAAATTACGTTGGCCGTCTATGAGACTTTTTCCTGATTGGCTTCCTATTGCAATATTATTGTCTTTTAATAATATTCTATTAACTGTTCCGCTACTTGAATAACTAGAATAACCTGTACTATCTAAAGGAACAGTTAATATATTATCTGTATATAAATCAAAAGTTGAAGTAGATATAACATTTATATAAAATGTTTGAGTTGTTATTTCTAACATTCCTATAACATCCCTTATATCTATTTTAGTACCACTTCTTAATTTATGATCAGGTGCAGTTACTCTTGCAGGACTATGGTTTGTTATTGTTGTTATACTTGAAACTGGTAGTTTTTCTACTACTCCTAATTTATTCAATGCATTATCACCAATGGCAATTGAATTTGAAATATGTGTGCCTGAACTAAGTGCATACCTTCCTATCGCAATATTTGCATATGCAGTTTCAATATGTTCTAATGCACTAAACCCTATTACAATGTTTTCTTGTCCATCATTTTTTTCTTCATCAGGGATAGAAGCAATCCCTCGAACTACTATGTTGTTAAGTCCCTCGTATCCTCTTCCTATACGAATATCATTAACATGAATATCATCTTTAACCCATAGATTGCGTCCAATACCAACACCACCAATTACAACCAATGTGCCTGAATCTGAACTTGTTGAAATAGTTGTTAATCCTGTTTCTTGGATTCTTATAGTACCTTCTGGTAATGCGCTAGTTATAACAGCTTGATTGAATTGAACATAACCTAATGTAGATGCGTATCTAGTCCGCAAATTTTCGTCAGTGATTAATGTATATCCAGTAGTGCCATAAGTGGGCGGTAACTGGGGCATTGCATCGGGAAGTTTAATAAAATCTCCACTTCCTCCTGATCTTAATTTAGATGCACTTAATAATGATGGCATTATATATTCCTATTATGAATTAGCAGTTTGAAGAATACTTAAAACTAATTGTGTAGTTGCAGAAGTATCTGCATAACATATAACACTATCTAATTCTTCAATAATAAGTTTTCCAGTTAATAGTGACGCTGCATCATTAGGGGGGATAGCATAATTTTTAACCAATGGGCTTGCTGTTTTTCCGTCTTGACGTCCAAAACCTTGTGCATCAGCAAGAATAGTTTTATATCTATAATGTGAAAATGTCACAAAATGTGTGGTATTGGTAGATAAATTAGCTACCTGTGCCATCAATAAAATTGAAGTAGCACCAATAGGTGCGGTATAAACTGTAGCTGTAGTATTAGAATTTAATACTTGTGTTTTAGTTAAAAACTTGTTTAATGGTAATTGTGCCATATTATTTTATTCCTGTTATTATTCTATTGCTAGTATAAATGGAGTCATATTTGCATACAACGATTGAACGAATGTTCTACCACTTAATACTCCAGTTGCTTGACTAATTACTAGTCCTTGACCAATTCGGAAATCTCCATTTTGATCTGTTGATGTGAAGAATACTTTACCACTATTTAACTGAACAGTTTCTTTGGCCTGTACAGGATCGGCAACTCCACGTTGCGGTAACGCTCCGTAATTTGTGCCTGCACCTACATATTCAAACAAGTATCCGCTGGCGCTAATATAACTACGTTGATACAAATTAGCAATAGTTCCATCAGGAAATAAATCCGGACGAGTTACAGCTTCACCTAATTCCACAATATGATATGTTCCCGGTCTAGACCAATAACTTAATCCAGAATAAACCATATTGTAATTACCGCCGGATTCTAAATCATATACTAATTGTTGTAATATTAATCCAATATCTCTTTTACATTTTTCGGATTGACTAATAGAACTACCTAAAACTCCCGGATCAACATCATTTACATAAGCATAAATTTCTTCTTTAATGAAATTTATATTTGCTTTAATTAAAGTTATAGCAGAACCTGCTCCATTTGGAATTACACCAGTTTCTGTGATTGCACTAGGAGGAATAATTCCAGTTGTTGCATTTTCATATGTTCCTGCATCAACAATATCAATGAGATAATCAAATCTTAAATTTATAAAAGGAATTGCATCTGCACCACCTGTTACTAAATTCAATTTAGTCTGCTCTGCTGTGTTTAAACCAGTCTTTATAACTGTTGAGTTTGAAACTATCTCTCCTACCACAGTCTTTAATCGTCTTAATGCACGAACATGTGGCTGAATTTGACTTACTAATGGTCCTTGATATAAAGGATCAATATTTACATCTAAAATATTTTTTTCTGGAACATATGGTGTATGATCTGCTATAACACTAGTTTGTACAGTGTAATAACTATTACCACAGAAATAAAGTGTAAAATATGTTGGATTATTAACTTCACCACCTCCACTTGTTAATGCTTGATTTAATATAATTTTATTATATCCTACATCAACAATAGTTGTACCTGTAGCTACATACCAAACTCCGTTATCATCATACTGACGGCCGTACTGATCTCTAATATAAAGTGTGTTACCAATATACACATCGTTGGTACTTATACCAGTTAATACAATTGTCCCAGTAGATAATAAATTGGTACTTGGTTGTGAATTTAAAAATCCAGGAAATCCTTGTTCGTTAGTATGACTATCAGGAGCAATAACCTCCATTACTTGTCCAATATGCGGTCTATTTGCAGAGTCTGGAACAAATACTTCCATAGTTCCTCTACTCGGCCAATAGCCATCAGGGTAAAATTGATCTAGTCCTTGAACACCGGGACTAAATGGATACGCTCTATTTTTTGGATTATATATTGTACCGCTAAAACTTCGTGTTCCATATCCCTTGGCCAATAATGATATATCACCAAAGTTACAATTGGAGTTAGTAATAGAAGCAATACCTCCATTGTCACATTGTACGCCAATTGAACAGAAAATTGTAAACACAGATACTAACTGTGCATAACCGTTATTTGTAACTTTAACGCCTATACCGCCTTGATTTAATTGTGTAAAGGCATCATAAACAAAAGATTGAATAGGACTTCGATCACTAATAACTGCACCATCAACTAAACTACCACCCATTGATCCCACAGGATCAACTTTACGTTGATTCCATGTTGTAGAGTTTCCAGTATATTCTAGACTTAGTTGTTCAACTTTTGCATCTTGTAATGGATAGATATATACATCACCAAAATATAATGTAGAATTTACTCCAAATCCAACTGTCGGAGTATCTAAACCTATTGCAAAGGTAGTAGAAGTTAGTTGGTCTATCGAAGTTACTCTACTAGCAACAGTTACATCTGAGCCGTTTAATCCTGTAAGTACAAATAATCCATCACCTGCATATACAGGAGGAGCTGCATCTTTGCCGTTAGCAATTATGTTTGTAATTAAGTCGAAATTACGTCGAATTGCTTGTTGTGGCATATAATTATTACCATACTTAAAGAATGTATTAATTACTTGAGTAGCAATAGTACCAGTTTGAACACTTACTGGAGTATTAGCAATAACTTGTAATGCTAAATCTCTAGCATAATTAATTGCAAGAGTAGTAGTAGTGATTTGTCCTGAAACATAATTATAACCTTGATTCCAATAACTCACACCTGCTTCAATTGATTTACTATTACCGCCTAATAATATATCCTGGCTAACTGCATCAATAATTAGTCCTGTATCTCGATAGCACAGTTCTTGATCATAATTGAAAGCATTTGGATTATATGTATTGTTTAAATAGCTAATAGTTTCTGCAACCATAAACTTTTTATTTGCTTTTAATATATTAAAAGCATGTTGTGTTTCTCTAGAAGTACTCTTAGTTAAAGTAATAGGTTTTATTTCAGTAACTACACCAGGTCCGCTGTTAAGAATATTATTAATAATATTAATATTATCAATTAATGTTGTACCGTCTGCACCTTCTCCTAACGGTAAATCTAATACTGGTAACACTACAGTTTGTAAAGGCGTATATGCATTTCCTTGTACCAACGCTGATGCAAGATTTCCTAAAAATGTAAATGCGTCTGTAGTAGCAGCAGTTTCTTGAGGAATTACAGATGTCTCTGATCTACTAACGTAGTAACTTAACCCTGCTTGGATACTTTGTCGATTTCCACCATACAACAAATCAAATGATAAACTTTCTAAAATATATCCCACATCTCTATGACATGTACTTGTTGAATATATAAATCCAGGATTTGTTGCACTTACATATGCAACAATTTCATCAGCTATATATGTGGCATTAGATAGTAATAATTCAACAGTATTACTTATACTAGGTAATTGACTTATTTCTCCGCCATTAGGCACTATTACATCTGTCCATCCTGTTGTTTTTCCATTTAATATACTTAATATATTGTTAAATTCTGACCTAAGGATAGATACTTCTATGCTAGTAGCAAAATTACTAGAAGTAGTTTGAATACCGTCAGTATATCTTGTTACACCAACTAATGCATCTGAAGAAGTTGTAATATTTTGTACAACTTTTATACTTAAATCTCTAAGATATTTAATTGCATCAATTGTTGGATTAAGTTCATCTTTGATAGCTCCTGTAAATCTATCTTGAACATAATATTGCAATCCAGCAAAGGTAGATTGACTATGCCAATCGGTTGGAAATAACAAATCAGATGCTATACTATCAATTATAACTCCTACATCTCTAGCGCATTTAATTTGATTATATGGCAAAGTTTTTGGAGGATCACATAAAGATGAATTGATATAGTTAAGAACACTTTCTTGAATAAACGTTCTATTAGCCTGTAATAAAATTTCAGAACTAACAAATGCAGCATCTGGTCCAGTGCTATTATAAATTGCTGGAGCAGCATCTGGACCGTTTGCAATAATATTTGTTGTTATATTAAATAATTTTTCTAAAGACTCTGTAGCAATTCCGCCGTTTGCCATAGTGTAATTAAAAACTTGATTAGACTGTGAAATACCTGCAGGAGGGATGAGAACATCACATACAGAATTTGTTACAACTAGCTGACTTAAATCTCTTAGATAATCAATAGCAGAAAGACATTGTGGGAGCGAATCAGCAATAACACTTACAGGCCCATTCCAATATGCTAACCCACTTTCAACACTTTTTTCATTGCCTCCAAATGCCATATCATATGCTAAGTTTTCAACTAATATTCCTGTATCTCTATAAGATTTTTGTCTATTATAATTAAAAGAATTCATAGTAGCATCTATGAATCCTTCTACTTCTGCTTTTATAAAAGGGATGTTGCTTATTAAAAGATTATAAGAATTTAACACTCGTGTCGATGTATTTTCAACTAAGGCAATAGGAGTTTTGCTTTCTGCAAAATTTGGACCTGATCTAATAATTCTAGTAATAAGATCTATTTTATTTTTTAAACTGGTTGATTCATAATCAGATCCATAATATGGAGACTTTACTTGAGTATAAACATTTTGATAGGTATTTAAAATTGATTTGCTAGTAACAATACGTTCAACAATACCTTTTATAAAATTATAAGCAGCGGTAGTTGCAGCAAGTTCGTTATAAGGAACATTTGGTAATACTGAATTTTCATCATATCCCCAATAATATACACCACTCTTAATACTTTGTATATTTGATCCATGAAGCAAGTCAAATGCTACACTGTCAATAATATATCCAACATCTCTATAACATTTTTCGTGGTCGTATTCTAAACTTCCGTATGTACTATTAATATAATCAATTATAGCTTGTTGCATTGATGCACGATGTGTTAATAACAGATTATAATCAGCTAATGTAGTAGGATTAGAGGATGGTAATCCTCCATAATTTATATCATCTGTGATTCCCGATACACCATTATCAAGAATATCAATTATCTTATCAAACAAATCACCAATTACAGATTGATTTCCACCACTTATATAACCCTGTGCTATTGTTTTTAACTCTCCAATTGCATCCATAGTTTCAAAAAGTTCTGATGGAATATTGCCTGTGCGAGCAGTCTGACTCCAATATTGTAGTCCAGCAAAATTACTATCACTATTACTATCATATAATAAATCTGTAGCAATTGCACGAATTATAAGTTCAGTATCTCTTCTACATTGTGTTCTATCATAAACAAATGACCCACTATTAAATGTGTTTTCTATAAATGCAACAACTTGAGATTGTAAGAATGGTTTGTTAGCTAATAATAAAGTTCGTGCTTCAAAGAAACCAGGATTATGTTGGCCGGGATTAATATAATCGCCTATGTTAATATTACCTTTTCCTACATTTACAACAATACTAGCAGTATTTGCTTCCCATGATCCCATGCCTACTGCTCTAGGAAGTTGTACTGTTTGATTAGGGACAAACATATTTCCGTCCTTTAACCAAGGCCCTGACTGATTTGTACAGTTTTGAATATATGGCGAATGGTATAAATCAATCTTTGATTCCCCATGGTTAGGTGGAAATGCTGTTGCATATGCTCCTCTATTATAACCGGTAGCGTATTCGCCTTCTAGCAATCCGCTTCTTCCGTTTAAGAAGTTCATATAGTTAAGATAACATCCACTATTCATATGGAACAAATCTTGTGTTTTGTTAATAGGCTCAATAAATGTTGTACGAATATCACTACCTTTAACACTAGTGTATGGTTTCATTATTAATGGATTATTTTCTAAATAATGTCCTGCACTAACATTAATTTGTGTTCCTGGTTGAAAATAACGACTATTCATTGCGCCGCCGATTGTCCTACATGCTCGACTAGCATCCATTGCTCGGCCATCATTTGTATCATTGCCATCCATTGTAACATACAATACATTAGTAACTACCGGTGCTGTTCCTATTGGATTAGTACCTCGTACTCTAATATCACCGAATACATCAGTCATTTGAGATTTTGGTTTTATTTCAATTGGACCAGCAGTAGATTTTAAAACTTTGGTATAAATGTTATCTATGTAAGCAGTATCCCAAACATGGGTATTATCACCAACTGACCCAGTTTGATTTCCTTGAGGTAATACTTTTCTAGAGGTTACATCTTGTTTTACATATATATTTTTACCAACGCCAATACCGCCTATAATTTGTAATGCACCTGATACCTCAGAAGTAGCATCATCACCTTCAACTACTTTAACCCTATCAGAAGTTATTCTACCTTGGGCAGGATTGTATGTAAGACCATTTTGAATACCTGTAACATCGACTTTTAAAAATTTTCCAATTTCTGAAGTAGTAACACCATCTACAAGTACTATGTTTAGTTCAGCATCAACATTAGTTGAAGTTGTTTTTATGTTTGTAGTAGTGTTAGCAAGTTCAATTCTACCGTAAATAAACCCACCAACATTTAAATCTTTTTCAATACCTACTCCGCCTGCTACATATACAGCACCTGCTTTTCTATGCATAACTCCATCAGGACCACCATATGTATTATTTGGATCATACTGTCTCCCCATGGGATTGGTAGGATATGGAGGATATATGTTTCCAACGTTTGCGCCATTTTCAAATGTGTTTAAAAAATTTGTCCCTGAACCTACTTGTTTAATTTGATCTATCCAAAGAGTTTTCCAAGGAAAATCAATTGTACCAACATTATATGTAGAAGAAGTTAACGGAATCAAATCATTAATAAATCTGCCTATTGGATTAATAGTGTTAACATTTGATGCGCCTAATTCGGTATTCCCCCACAATGATATTGTGCCGCCACTGCCTGCTGCTTGTATTCTATATGAGCCCGGTAATTGTATTACGTTAGTTGTCATTCTCTGATCCTTCAGATATATTTATTTGTTAATGAATTCTTATTTCTATTGCATCTATAAAGGCACTGCATTTGTGTGGCCAAGATGGATGACTACTGAATCTTACTATAACTCCAAAATTATTATTTTGTATATTATCTATAGTTAAATTACTATCCCATACATTAGTGTCACTTCCATAAATTGTTTTTGGATCTAATGTTAATTTAGCTTGATTATCTCCTACAAAATCATCATTTAAGCATAGTTGGATTGTATCATCTGCTATCCTACCATTCCTATTCATTGTTAATCTCATTTCAATCCCTGATATAGTTTCAGGTAATATGTTAAAATTAAATCCTGTGGCTTTTAAAAAATAAGTTTTATCCACTAAATCGTGTTTAGGTTGTTTAGCTATATGTAATAAATCTCTTGATGTCTTTACAAATTTTCCATCTAAATTTTTAATAGAATAAAAATCGTTATTTGTATCCCATGATACATGAATATCTTCGGCACCGGATTCAGCATATTGAGTCACAGAGGTAGGTAAGGTCCAATTGGAGGTCATACCGTATTTACCTTATTCTATTGCGTATGTATTAAATGAAAAAAGGCTCCGAAGAGCCTTTTTTATTATCTACTATATTAGATAGTATCTGAAATAGTAACAATGGTACCTGTAGCTGCATTTAAAGTCCATCCAGTAGAAACACCATTGGCTAGTAAGAATCCGGCGCCTGTAGCAGTTGATGTAACTAACACTGCTTTACGTGCTGTTAATTTTTTAACATAGTATGTGCTTCCGTTCCAATCTGTAGCAACTATATTCATTTGTCCTGCTGTCAATGTAGATGTAGTAACTAATATACATTGACCAGTTCCTTGGCTGTTTCTTAACAAATATCTACGACTTGATTCTTGTTTTATAATATCGCCATTTAATACCACCGAAGATCCGGTTGTTAGGAAAGAATTAAATGCAATAGCATTTGCACGACTAGTAGTCAATGTTGCTGCAGGTGTTGCCGAGCCGGAACCGCCGGCTAGTGCGCCACGAACAGTAACGGTTGGAGCTGAAAGATAACCACTTCCTGATGATACAACTGTAACAGTGCCTGTGGTTGCACTGGCCGCACTGAATGTTAACACTGGTTTGATACCACCAGTAACTTCTGGTGCAGTAATATCTGCGGCTAAAATTGTAAATTGCACATTTGTTAATGTCATTCCAGACAAGCCTGTTACTGCGGCTACACTATCTACACCTTCACCGCCAGCACCACCAATATTTAAATTACCAAAAAATGTCTTTTTAATTGGACGTCCCATTTTGTTTCTCCTTAAAAATAAACTAGTAGAATCTATCTACTACGCGGTTGGATTTCCGCATAAACTCTAACCTAAGAGTGAACAATACTATTTATATCATGGCCAACAAAAAACCCGCCGAAGCAGGTTTTTGTTTTGTGTTACAAGTAACGGATTACTTGAAGCTTACATTTGCGCTAGTGATAGCAACACGACCTAAGTAGTCAGCTGCGTTACCTAGAGAAGAAGCTGTGTTGCTCAACTCTACATAACCGTAACGTGTTAGGAAGCCAACTACTGGCTCAAATGTTGCTGGATCTAGAACAACACCAGAGCTCATTAGAGGAATGTATGGGCAATAGAACGCAGCAGCATCTGCTTCGCTAGTACCTTTGTATCCAACTAGAACTTGGTTTGCATCTGTTGTGTCGCTTAGATAAGCGTCAACATAGATACGCATTGCACCATTCAATGTACCAACAAACTTGGTGTTTGTAGGTGCTTCGAATGTACCTTCTGTTGTACGAGCAAATGCGCTTGTAGTAGCAG